CCATCGACTTCACCCTCGGCGACTACACCAGCCGGGCCAACCTCTTGAACGAAGCCAAGATCGCCACCATCGTGCGCGAGCAGGGCTTCCGCCTGTGGGGCAACCGCACCCTGGCAAGCGATCCGCTCTATGCCTTCCTCTCGGTGCGTCGTACCGCGGACATGGTCAACGAGAGCATCCTCCGCGGCCACCTGTGGGCTGTCGATCGCTGCATCACTGCCACCTACCTTGAGGAGGTGATGGAGAGCGTGCGCGGCTACCTGCGCAGCCTTAAGGCCCGGGGCGCCATCCTCGGCGGCGACGTCTGGGTGGATCCTGAACTCAACAGCCCCACCAGCATCGCCAACGGCCAGGTCTTCTTCGACTTTGAGTTCACGCCTCCCTATCCCGCGGAGCGCGTGACCTTCCGCAGCCACCTGGTCAACAGCTACGTCATCGATCTTTTCGCCTGAGGACTGACCCATGGCCCAAATCCCCCGCGTTCTGAAAAACTTCAGCCTCTTCGTTGATGGCCGCGGCCTCGCCGGCACCATCCAGACGCTGACCCTGCCTACCCTCACCACCAAGATGGAGGAGTTCCGCGGCGGCGGCATGGACGCCCCCGTCGAACTCGACATGGGCATGGAGAAGCTGGAAGGCAGCTTCGAGCTGGCCGAGTACAACCCGGACATCATTGCCCTGTTCGGCCTTGCTTCTGCCGATGCACAGTTGACCGCTCGCGGCGCTATGCGTCGTGATGGCGAGGTTGCCGTGCCGGTGGTGGTCAACATGACCGGCAACATCAAGGAGCTGGATCCGGGCGATTGGACCGCCGGCGACATGAGCACCGGCACGTTCGCCTACACCCTCCGCTACTTCAAGCTCACCGTCGGCGGCCGCCAGCTGATCGAGATCGACAAGGTGAACATGATCCGTCGCATCAGCGGCGTCGATCAGCTGGAAACTATCCGCACCGCCATCGGGGTCTAATCTGAATGACGAAGAACCTGCATCCGAACACCGCGAAGATCGAGCTCGACTTCCCGATTGAGATCAGCGGCGTTGAAGTGAAGCACCTGGTCATGCGCCGCCCCAAGGTGCGCGACCTGATGGCGGCGCAAAAAGCCGGCGGCAGCGAGGCGGAGATGGGCGTTAACCTTGTCGCGAACCTTTGCGAGATCACCCCCGACGACGTGCTCGAACTCGACAGCGCCGACTGGGACAAGTGTGAGGCGCAGGTCGCGGCTTTCAAGTTGGCCAGATCTCAGAAGAGCGGTTGAGGCAGGCGATCATCGTCCTGTCAAAGCTGACTGGCTGGGGTCTGGCCGAAGTGTTGGAACTGGAAGTGGACGACTTCTGGGCCTGGTTCAAGCAGGCCCAGATCGTTGAGACTGAAATTGCCAAACAGCTGGGATCCAAATGATCGGCGGCGGCCCCCAGAAGATCACGATCGAGATCGGCGGCAAGATCGGCGCCAGTCTCGGATCGGCTCTGCGTGGCGCGCAGACGCAAGTGTCGTCGTTCGGGCGGAACGTCTCCCGCACGATGAACGATGCGGCGACGGCAGGCCGCAAAGGCTTCAAGGGGATGCTCGATGGCGCGCTGTGGCAGCAGGCTGCAGCCGGCGCTGCGGCGATCGGCGTTGGCCTGATGGCCAGTGTGCGCACCGCCGCGCAATTCGAGCAGGTGCTGAGCGAGATCGGTAAGACGGCGAACGCCTCCGGCGCTGATCTCAAAGGCATCAGCAAGGACCTGCTGGCCCTGTCGGGCCGCAACCGCACCAACCTCGGCCCAAAGATCCTGGCCGAGGGCGTGCAGGATCTCGTCGCCCAGGGCCTCAACCTTAAGGACGCCGTCGCGTCGATCGAGTCGCTCGGCCGCGTGGCGACCGCCACCAACTCCGATCTGCTCGACGTCACCAAGACCGGCTTCCAGCTGCAAAACGCGCTGAAGATCCGGCCGACTGATCTCAAGGCCACCTTCGACGCGCTGGCGTTTGCCGGCAAGCAGGGCGCCTTCGAGCTGAAGGACATGGCGCAGTTCATGCCCACCATCGCAGCGGCCGCCGGCACGCTCGGGATTCAGGGCAAGCAGGGCGCCATCGCCCTGGCGAGCATGATGCAGATGGTGCGCAAGGACGCGCCGGATGCGGGCCAGGCCGCGACGCGCCTGACCGACGCGATGCTGAAGATGACCGCGCCGGACGCGGTGAAGAACTTTAAGAAGTTTGGCGTCAACATTGAGCAGGTGCTCAAGAACGCCAAGAAGAAAGGCGTCAACCCGATGGAGGCTGCGCTCACCGAGTTGCAGCGCGTCACCGGCGGCGACGCTTTCAAGCTCTCGCAGATCTTCGGCGACAAGGAGGCCAAGCTGGCCCTGATGTCGCTGATGAAATACCGCAAGGAGTACGAGAAGCTGAAGGCCGAGGCAGGCGGAGCCACTGCCGCCGGCACCGTCGACCAGGACTATCAGCGCTCGTTGCAGACCTTCCAGGGCACCCTCAACAGCTTTCAGAACAGCGCGCAGCGGCTTGGCATCAGCGTCGGCACGGCGCTCCTTCCGCCGCTCACCCGCATGGCGGAGATCATCACGCCGCTTGTCGAAGGCATCTCTGAGTGGGGCGCCAAGAATCCCGGCCTGATGACCACCATCGTGGCGATCGGCGGCGCGCTGGCGGGTCTGGTGATCGCGCTGCCGATCATCGCGGGCGTCGTGAGCGCCATCGGCACCATTGGCGCGGCGATTGGCGCTGCTACCGCAGCAATCCCAGCCCTGGCCGGCATCGGCACGGTGCTGGCCATCGCCGGCGGCCCGATCACGCTAATCATCGCCGGTATCGTCGGCATCGGCGTGGCGATCTACGCGCTCGTCAAGAACTGGGGCGCGGTTAAGCAGGCCGGCGCGAACGCCTGGACCAGCATCCAGTCCAGCGCCGCGAACGCATGGTCTGGCATGCAGGCGTCATGGGGCCGCTTCACCTCCTGGATCGGCGGCGTCTTCAACCAAGCGCTTGCCGTCATCCGCGCCTGGGCCCCGAAGGTGCTCAGCGTGATGTTCCCCATCCCGGCGCAAATCATCAGCCTGTTCACCAATCGCGGCATCGGCCAGCGCATCATCACCTCGATCATCGAGGGCCTTAATTCGAAGGTAGGCGCGCTGTTCGGCTGGATCTCGGCAACCTGGAGCCGCATCACCGGGTTTTTTGGCGGCGGCGGATCACCGGCCGCTTTTGCAGCTGCGGCGCCTGCTGGTCCTTACCGCGGCGGGCAGCGCAGAGCCTCGCCTCCCAGGCGCGCCGTTGGCGGGCCCGTGCGCGCCGGTCAGCCCTACATCGTCGGCGAGCGCCGGCGTGAGCTGTTTGTGCCTGGGATGGATGGCGCGATCATCCCCCGCGTCGCGCGGCCCGTCGCTGGCGGCGGCGGTGTCACGATCAACGCCCCCGTTACGATCAACGCAGCGGGAGGCGACGCAATGGCGATCCGCGATCAGGTGCGCATGGCCTTCGAGGATCTGATCGCCCGGGCCTACGGGGACTACCGGGTGGCGCTCAATGACTAGGCCGCTCTTTCAGCTCGGTTCGTTTCAGTTCGACCTGCCAAACGGCGTCCCGCAGACGCTCGATCGCACGGCCGACTTCCGCTGGGAAAGCCAGGACCGGCTGCTGCGCGATCCGGCGGTGCAGTTCCTTGGCCCCGGCCAGCAGGAGATCACCCTCGACGGCCAGCTTTTCCCGGGCTTCTCCGGCCGCCAGACCACAATGGAGACGCTGCGCGAGCTCGCGGTGAAGGGCCAGCCGCAGATGCTCACCGACGGCCTGGGCAAGGTTTATGGCAAATGGGCGATTCGCCAATTACGCGAGGGCCTCGGCACCTTCGCGCCTGGCGGCGGCGCCCGGCAGATCAGCTTCACCATCAGCCTAGTGCGCTACGTCGAGGACAACCCAAGCGAAGCCGCCAGCCCTCTTAGCATGAACAACGCCAGCAGCTATGCCGGCGTCACCAGCACCGCGCTTGCAGGCCTCGCGGCGTTCACCTTGCCCGGCTCGGCTTTTGAGTCGCTGAGCTGGGCCAGCAATCCGCAGTTCTCGGCGGTGTCGGTCGCAGCGCAAAACGCAGGCTTCAGCTTGGGCCAGCTCGGCGCCATCACTAACTCGATCGCCAACAACGATTACGTCAGTGCAGCGCTCAACGCCTTCGGCCTCGCAGGCCTCACCACTGCGCAGCAGGGGGTCTGGGGGCAGCTCGCCATCAACGGCGCACAGCTCGTGCAGCAGATGACGGCCGGCTACGGCGGTTCTGCGATGAGCGTCGCGCTCGATGCGCTGCGCCTGGCGACCGATCCGATGCTTACCACCTTGGGCGGCTCGGCCGGCGGAGCCAGCGCGCTGCAGGCCCTGGTGCGCGATTCTGCGACGATCGCCACCATGCTCGACGTCGATCCTTTTATCACCGGCGCCGTCCGCGACATTGTGCAGTCATGAGCCAGCTCTACGTCACCCGACAATTCGATGAGCTTGACGAGATCTGCTGGCGCTACTACGGCCGCACGCAGCAGACCGTCGAAGCGGTGATGCTTGCCAATCGCAACCTCGCCGACATGCTGCCGATCCTTGCCGAGGGGCTGACGATCCTGCTTCCTGACCTCCCGGCGCCAAGCACCAGCGAAACTATTCGCATCTGGGATCAGCCCCAGACCGCAACGCCTGGCACGGGAGCAGCATGACGACGCCAGGATTCAGGATCGAGGCGAACGGCGGCGACATCACCCGGCTTATCGCAGATCGGCTGGTAAGCCTGCGCATCACCGAACAAGCGGGCCAGCAGAGCGACAGCCTGGAGATCACCCTTGACGACCGCGACAAGCGGATCCCCGTCGCAGACAACGGCACCTGGATCCGCGTGTGGCTGGGCTACAGCACCGGCGGCCGCACGCCGGT